AAGGCAGAATCAGACATGGGAACTACACTTCGTGAAGCAGGTCTTGGAGACCTAGCCACACAGGAGTTCCTCGGTGGAGTTATTGGTCAAGGTAAGTCAGTACTAGAAGTTGGTAACTTGATTTCCCAAACATTCTCAACTATTGATAATGCACCTAAGGCGCTTAAAGATACATTGAATACTTACTTCCCAAGCGTTGATAGAGTATCTCTTGCAAAGGCTCTCCTTACTGGAGAAGCAGGCGCTGCTGAACTTGACAAGAAGGTTAAGGCTATTAGCGTACTATCTGCTGCTGGTTCACAAGGCATTACTGTTGACCTAGCAACTGCTGGTGATATTGCTGCTCGCGGATTCGATTATGAGAAGTCATTAACTGGCTTTGGTCAAGTAAGAGACCTTCAACGTGCTAACACATTAGCCCAATTTGAGGGTGGAACATTTAACCAACAGCAAGCACAGAAGTATGTTTTTGAACAGAACCAAACAGAAAAAGAAAGACTTCGTAGGTTGTCATCAACTGAGGAAGCACGCTTTGCTGGAAGTTCTGGTCTAGCAGCAAGTGCTTTAAGAGGAAGAACCGCTAGAGGCGAAATCTAGCAATAGAATCCTGACGGACCCACCAGCCCCGTTCAGAGTAATAGACTGGTAGCAAGAGCCAAATTATTCCCCCGAATAAACCTTGAGGCTTGCGAACTACAACGAATAGAAGGGTGGTTGCTATGAGCAACAACTACTGGGATGAAGACGAAGACGACCTAGATACCGAAATGGAAACACCAATGGACGGAAGTGACTTACTTAAAAAGTTACGTAAAGCCAAGCGTGCGGACGAAAAGCGTATCAAAGAACTCACTGAGCAACTTGAGGGATTATCCAAGGGGCAGCGTGAGCGTATCGTGAAAGATGTCCTAGAAAAACAGGGTGTAAACCCTAAAGCAGCACGACTAGCACTTAAAGACTTGGATGAAGTTACCGAAGAGTCAGTGAATAACTGGCTTGAAGATAACGGAGACCTCTTTGGCTATACTGCTGAAAGGGAAGTACCAGGCGGTGAGGAACGACAGGCATTACGCCGACAGGACCTATCTGTCCAAAGTGCTAGTGCACCCGACAGAGAACAAGATTTAGAGTTGCGTATCGCTAATGCGAAATCCGAAGAGGAACTACGCGCTATCTTGAACTCACAATAATCATAGTTTAACTAACTCACCTTGGAGGTGAATACATGTCACAGAACTTCACATCAACAAGTTCCTCCTCTCTCGGAGGTACAGTTGGAAGTGCTGGTCTTGTACAGAAAGCATACGACCGAATGATTGAATTCGCGTTGCGTGACGAACCCCTAATTCGTTCTGTAGCAGACAAGCGTCCAACAGACCAAACAATTCCTGGCTCAGTTGTAGTAATGCAACTACACCCAGAAATGACAAAGGTTACTACTGCTCTTGATGAGACAGTAGACCCAGATGGTGTTACACTTGCAACACCAACAACAGTTACAATTACTCTTCAAGAGTTCGGTAACTCAACAACCAACACACGCGCTCTTAAGATTTTCTCTTACGTCGGCGTAGACGATGATATCGTTAACTTGATGGCTGTTAACCAAGCAGATTCAATCGACGAGATTGCAATGACTACACTTCGCGGTGGAAGCAACGTAATCTACTCAGGTTCAACTGCAACATCAACAGCAACAGTTACTGCTGCTGCAACACTTTCTTCTGCTAACATCCGCAAGGCTGTTGCGAAGTTGCGTGCTAACAAGGCTAAGGGCCGCAAGGGCGCTATGTACTGGGCTGGAATCCACCCAGAAGTTGCTCACGACCTAATGGCTGAAACAGGTTCAGCAGGATGGCTATTGCCAAACCAATACGGTGCTTCACAGGACCGCATTTGGGCTTCTGAAATTGGTTCATACGCTGGTGCATTCTTCGTTGAATCACCACGTCTTTACAAGGCAACTGATGGTGCTTCATCTGCAAAGGTGTACCGCACAATCATCGCTGGTAAGCAAGCACTTGCTGAGGCTGTAGGCGAAGAGCCACACACAGTTCTTGGTAACGTAACAGACCGCTTGAAGCGTTTCCAACCAATCGGTTGGTACGGCGTACTAGGCTTCGCACGTTATCGTGAAGATGCTCTATACCGCATCGAGTCTGGTTCATCAATCGCATAATTGATTGACGGCTGAGCAGGGGGCACGTGTCTCCTGCTTAGCAGTAAGTCCATTAAGGAGACCAATGACTACATATATCTTTAGACCACCTACGGTCGAAGAAGGACCAACGAGTACTAACCATCGTCTCTTTCAGTTTTTCAAACTACGACAAGGTATCTCAATTGGCAAGAAGGATGGTTCCTACTTCCAGAATAGATACCCAGCACAGGATGATATTGACACCTATAGTGAATTCTATCATGGTGGTCATGAGCACAGCGTTAGCGAGGCGACTAAAACGGCACTGATTGCCGCTAACGTTGGTGTGACAGAAAGCAACTTTACAGCAGAGTAGGGACAAAATGGATTGTAATCATATCAGCAAAGTAGTCGAGTGGGGCTACCGCTTGGTAAAAGGGGACATGCAATCATATGTATCTGTCTTCGGATGTACCAAGTGTGATGCCACATCTAAGAAGAAACCGTTGTATGAAGAAGCAGAAGATATTTTTATAGACCATAGCAAGTGTAATATTGACCCTTGCTTTGGTTGTAAGGCTAAGAGTTTGCAACTTAACGCTGGAGATGCCACTAGAGACATCCCTGATAAGAAATGGCGACATAAGTTAGATAACTATAAGCGAGCAAGAGAAAATGGTATTCAACCTGGTGGGACTTCGGAAGCACATGTTGAAGCGGCATATCAAGCATCAGAGAATCTAGGCAAAGCCTACAACGCTGAGACTATGCCAAAAGCACATAAGATAAACAAACGAGTAGCCGAAGTAGTGAATACAGGAGTACTAAATGCAAAATAACTCAAAGAGTCGCACAGCGGACCACGATAACTCTTTCATCACGAAACTGTATCGCCCCGTTGACCGTTATGTAAAGAATTTAGTTAAAGAAGTAAGCGACGTTCCAAAGGAATATCGCCGTGATTTAGGATTGACAGTTGAGTACAAGAGCGCAGGACCCGCACGTCGTGCTCAAATCAAACGTCAATTTGCAGAACAAGAAGGCCGACCAAACCAAGTTAAAGAAGCACTCGGAGCAATCGTAGGACGCTCCCCTAAGAAGAAGGTTAAGTAATCATGGTACAAAAAATGGCTAAAGGTAAGTATCCAAAGGGTGGCGGAAAAGGTATATCTGGAGACGCTCTTGTTGGCAAGGTTAGTCAGAAGACTATCGATGATATTAAGCGTTTAGGAATGACAGAAGCACTCAAGTTGGCTGGCAAGAACGGCAAGACTGCTGGTGGTGCTGCACGTGAATTCCAAGAAGGTGTACGTCGTATGTACGGAGCCAAGCGTCTCGCAGATGCTAAGGCAAAGTATGCTCCAAAAGTATCTGGTGGCAAAAGCCCAGTGCAATCAGGAACATACCTTAAGCCTTCTACTGCAAAGCCATCTGCTCCAGCACCTAAGAAGAAGAACAGCAACCTCGGTGCTAAGATTGCAGGCGGAGCCGCTGCTGCGGGTCTACTAATCGCATCACGTGGTAAGGCTACAGGAGCAGTTGCTAAACTTGCTCCAGGACTTGCTAAGTCTAGTGTTGGTAAAGCACTATTCGGTACAGGCAAGGCTCCAGTATTTAAGAACCCTATTGTTGACAAAGCAACTGCTGGAGTTAAAGCAGGAGCAAAGCAACCTAAGGTTCCAGGCACACGTATGGAATATGCTGCTAAGTTAGCACAAGATAAGGCTTCTAAAGAATTAACGGCCCTTGCTGCTAAGAAGAAGGCTGCTGCTGCAGCCGCTGCTAAGACTGCTGCTAAAGCACCTGCAAAGGCTCCTGTTAAATCATCAATGTCAACTAAGAAGAAAATTGGTCTTACTGGCGCTGGTGGGGGTTCCCTAGGACTATCTGGCGATTCAAGAAAGAAGCGATAATTATGTCAATGAAAAAAGAAAAGTATTCATCTAAAAAAGCAATGAAGATGCATGAAATAAAAGAGTCTCCTGCTATGCGCCTGAAAGAATACGGTACTAAGAAGAAGGCTGCGCCTAAGAAAATGGGCAAGAAGAAGTAATGGCTGCCAAGAAGAAAGGCAATGTTAAAATTGCCAAGATTATGGGCGAGTTCAAACGTGGCACACTACATGGTGGAGTTGACCCAAAGGGTCCTAAGAAAGCACCTGTAGTTAAATCTCGCAAGCAGGCAATTGCTATAGCATTGGCTGCCTCACGTAAGAAGAAATAAATGGCAGATGCAAGATTGAAGAAGGCAGGCGTGGAAGGCTTTAACAAGCCCAAGCGCACTCCTTCGCATCCTACTAAGTCACACGTTGTTGTGGCTAAAGAAGGTAGCCAAGTTAAGACCATTCGCTTTGGACAACAAGGCGTTACTGGGGACAGGCAACCAACTGCACGTCAGGCTTCATTCAAAGCCCGTCATGCCAAGAATATTGCTAAAGGTAAGATGTCTGCTGCATATTGGGCAGATAAGGTTAAGTGGTAACTAACTAAGGTGGGGACAATGAAAGAGACTTTAACTATCGCTTGGTGCGATAACGGTATGGTTGATGGCAAGTTCATGCAGGGTGTTACAGATGTTATGCTCCATTCTGGAGTAGAAATAGCAACAACCCTACGCAGTTCTGGCAATCAAATTGCAAGACAGCGTGAAAGAATTATTACACATTGGTATGATAACAGTAAGTCAGATTGGCTCCTATGGGTTGACTCTGATGTAGTTATCAGTGTTGACACCTTCAAACTCTTATGGGACAATAAGGACATAAAGGAACGACCAATTGTAAGTGGTGTGTACTTTACTACAGACCAACCAGAAGAGAGTCTTATGACTCCAATGCCAACTCTATTTGATTTCGTTCAGAATGATAAGACGGTTGGTGTTAAAAGAATTCATCCGATGCCAAAGGATAAGTTAATTAAAATTGGTGCATCGGGTATGGGATATGTCTTGATGCACAGAAGCGTCATAGACAAGATTAAAGAAACAATCCCAAATGCTCCATTGTTCTCAGATATTGGATATGGCAAGAATTTCATGGGTGAAGATATTTACTTCTTTGCTCTATGTGACAAATCAGACATTCCAGTGTATGCACATACTGGAGCAACAGTACCACACATGAAACGATTTTCGTTTGATGTTAACTACTACGATGCATTCGTAGGAGATAAGAGGAAGTAATGGCAGTAGGAGTAGCAGGCAGCACGTTGTGCTCGGAGTTAAATCGCCTTGCTAATGGTGGGACTTATCCCGCTCTAACGGCATTTCTTGGCGAAGCAGGTGCAGCAAACAAATGGGCAGGCACAACAGGTTTGTCCCTTATCGGTGCATTGAATGTTAAAGCAGGAATCACAGATAAGAAGTTATACCAGGGTTTGAACAAGGTGGCTAACACTCTTGCAGGAACAACTGGAAAAGAAGCACTAGTCGCTCTGAGAGGAATTTCATCATAATGGCAACACCAACATTAGAACAGATGATTGATGAAGTAACGATTAACCTTTCAGGTTATACATTACAACAAGATAGAACCACACACCTTACATCTCCAGTCACTACAACGACATCTCCAAGCAGTGACCCAACAATTCTATCATTAGCATCTACCGAGTCAATCGGCAAGGGTGTCATTGAAATTGGGGAAGAACTACTATGGATTGATTCTTTTGACCGCGTAGGTAAGACTGCAACTATTGCGCCTTATGGCCGTGGCTATATGGGAACAACTGCATCAACTCACATTGTTGACAAGAAAGTAACCATCAGTCCAACCTTCCCACGCCACTCAATCAAGCGTGCAATCAATGACACTATCTCCTCTTTTGGTGCTAGCATCATGGCTGTTAAGTCAACTACCTTTACCTACAATGCTGTAGTTAATACCTACGCATTTACTGGATTAAACATTAAAAATATTCTTAGCCTATCATGGCAGGAC